GTGTAGGTGAATACCTGTCGAGTGCCTTCAAGTGATGTGCCCCAGAACCTGTACTTCACTTTCATGCGAATAAGACGCGCACGATCGTGTGGATGGAATTCAGGGAAGCAGAAGGAAGCATTCAGTGGCAGCACTCGTACACGGCCGGGATGGTTGCGGCCGATGGAGTCTTCGAATGGCTCTTCGTATGCAACCTTGACGAAACAGTCGCCGGAGACGCCACCCTGTTGACCCATCTCAAGGAGTACTGCTTCCTTGTCGTTATCTTGTTCCCAGACACGTTGCAAACGATCAGGGATGATTGCTTCAGTTGCTTTTGGGGAACGGAAATGTACGCCTCGTCCGAAAGTGAATCGGTTGAGGTAGTCAGCCATTGCACGGTAGTAGTTGAGTACTACCTGAGGTTCGCCGGCTTCACGCTTATATGCGTAATGGTGTCCCAAGTACATTGCCCAATTTAATGAATATCTGTTCAAACGTGGGCCGTGTACTTCAAATTCTTCGTCAGAGAGTTCGACGAGCCCCAGCGGGCTGATGGAGATAGTGAGGTCTGATGAGGCTGCGCGGTAGGACGCTGGAGCAAAGTCGACAGAACCTAGTGACATACCACTGCCTTTACATCAGGTGAGGTGCGAGGAGTCACTTCTCGTCCTTCTCCTTCTTCTTTGCTTCGACAGACGCATTGTGCTTCTCGACAGCAGTTCGAGTGCTTGATATTTCCGCAGCGGACGCGAAACGACCGCCTCGCTGGACGTATTGTTGGTGGGCCCACTTACTTGCAGGAAGCGACGGCCATTTGTTGAACTTGGCCCTTGCTTGGACGACTAACGCGTCCCATAACTTCTGATTGAGCGGAACTGTCTTCTTGGCTTCTTGCTTTTCCATTAGACCTCTCCGGTCGTATTAGTCCATGTACCCGCGCCTGCACTAAGTAAGGGCTCACAGCGTGAGATAGCGGAGCCCTTACTTAGCGGGCTAGTCAGTTACGACTGTTGGGTTAATGCGCTGGTAACGAGCACCGGTACGAATGACTTCTTCGTATCGCACATCGCCATGGTCTGAGAATGCTGCGCCAGCAAACTCACCAAGGAACGTAGGTGCTTCGATCCATGCAGCAGAGCCGACATGTGCGCGTTCGCGCATGGTCTCTTCTGCTGGCTTTTCGTAGACGTTGGCGTTGCGGTTTGGTCGGCCCGGTGCGGACAGGTAGCCCTGCATCGCGCCCTTAGCAAACTCGCTAGGAACATCGGTGTCTGTGGTGATGCCCTCTTGGAAGCGGAGCGGTCCTTCTTGACCCGGTGTCGCTGGGCTGAACTTGCGGTCGTAGTTCTGTGGTGCGCGCTCTGGGAACTGCGGCGCTGGACCGATTGTGGGAACTGACATGAACACTCCTTCGGGCGTTTAGGTACCTAGGAAACAGTCTTCAGCGCGGCGGGCCGGCTGTCAGTGCTAACTGTGTAGGTCTGGGTGAGTTCTTGCATTTGCGTCTTGAGTTCTGCGACTACGGCTTGGAGATCAACATTGCTGGTGTGCAGGACTGCGTTCTCTTCGCGCAGGCTCGCGATCTCTGCGCGCGCGCAGGCCAACTCCGTGCGGATCTCGGCAAGTACATCTGAGATCGCCCCGACTGCGACGGCTGCGCCATCGATGATCGTGGAGCCCGTGACTGCACCGGCCTGCTTGCGTGTCAAAAAGGCAGTGACTACTGCACTGGCGATTGCGGCTCCGATGGCGATGACGCCGATCGTGATCGTGTCATTCATGCATCACTCCGCAGAGGTGCTGGTAGACCCGGTGCCGTATTGCTTCGTCAGTGACGTGAAGTAAAGAACGAGAGCACCAACAACTACAACGGCAGCAGCATCAACGGCCGACTTGCCGGTGCCAGACCAGTCCACACCGGTTGCTCCGCCTGCGGATTGGACGGCCGAGGCTACGGTGAACAGCACGGCCCCTGCTCCAAGAAGAACGATGTGACGGACCTGTGCGGGAAGTTTGTCAAACCAAGTCATGGGGTACTCCTAAAAAGAGGAAGCGCGTGGTGTGCTTCCAGTGTCCCTTGACAGGTATGGAAGCGTCATGACTAACGTCGTGCAAACAGTTGGTTGTCTGAAACTTCGATCGTGGGCATCGTCATGTTTGCGGTAAGACTGCATGCGATTGCCAGACTGTCCGCGAAGTCGTCATGCGCGTGTGCTTCATCTGGTGCCTGCGCAAGAAAGTTAGGTCCGGTGAACTTTGTCTCTAGGTCCGTCATCTGTTGGTAGAACCTACGAAAGGTACGACTTCTACGAACCTTCGCGTGTGCGGGCCAGCCAATCATGCGCCTCTGGATCAGTGCCTGCAAATGTTTCCAACGTTTGGACTGCTCGCTTTGGCTGGAAGTAACGGAAATAACTTCGGCCCGAGGCAACAACAACTTCAAACGCTGAGCCACAGCGTCACCGACACCGTTTGCGTCAACACCGACCGCGAGGCAGTCGTAGTTGCTCAGGAACTCAACGATCTGGTGGTACTGCTCTTCCCAGTCGTCGCCTTGAATCTCTAACCAGTTCAGCACCCGATGATCGAAGTAGCCAAACTCATCGGGTCGATCCCAGTCAACCCACACCACAGTGACAACCGTTGAGTCCTGCTTACGCGCGGGGTCAACACCGACCACGACCGGCGTACGGAACCATGAACGTACAAGTTCCTGCGAGGTATCCCCGAGTTCATCCATGACGCCTGAAGTTACGAACATGCCACGCTCTAAAAGCCATTTGCAGTTGTAACTCATTTGAAATTCATCTGAGTCCTCGCCAATGCGAAGCGTCTCATTTCGAATGAACTTTGCGTAGTTCGGGTTCACTTTCGAAACGTCCTTGTAGTTCCACTCAAAATGATTCTGGCGCGAGTTACGAGAGGTTTGGCGTCTCTTATTTAACTGGATGGCCCGGTAGAAGTTGTTCTTTGAAGTGGAAGGAGTTCCTGTTTTGACGATCGTGCCGGCGTAGTACGCGAGCATCGGTGTGATCGACTTGGTGATAACAAAGTCGTCCGCCTCTTGGCACTCGTCAATTACTACAAGGTGGAAAGACTTGGACTCGATCTTGGCGCGAGGGTTTGCGGTCATCATGGTCAGCGTGCTGCCAGACTTCTTAAGTTTTACGCTCTTTGTGACACCCGCTGCACGGATCATTGAATCATCGATCTCTGGATCGCCGAGGATCTCAATGGCACGCTCAGATGTGAGACGGCCAACCGTGCGACCGAAAACTGTTTCCGCCTGACCCTCCGTGGGGGCGAACAGACCAATCCACAGGCCGTCTTTGAACTTGCCCAACCGCTCCGGGTAGATCCGCGCGAGACGCGGAAGTAGGACCATCAATGTTGCAAGAGTGTTGGAAACAATCTCTGACTTACCAGACTGGCGCGCTGCTAGGGCAGTGATTTCCTCGCTGTCACCGATGACAAGACTCTCGATGATGCGCCGCGCCAACGGGGCTTGGTACTCATGCAAGGCATGGCCGACGAAGACCGTCATGAACTCCATCGTCTTATCGACGAGGCCGTCTACGAATGCTTGGGAGTGCTCGTCTACTTCATCAGCCGATGGGAACTCATCATCGAGTTCGTCGACAGGATCAAACTGATCTATGTCCATGTAAGTTTCCGGTTAAGTGGCTGGTATGTGTACCCAGCATTACTTCCGAAAGGAACACTGTCAGGACAAACTAAAAAGCAGGGCCACTACGAGAGTGACCCTGCTCCGATGTCCACCACACCATATGACAGACAAGTTTTAGTTTATATGTAGTCCGGAGGACATTCCGGATATTTCTCGATTGTCTTGTAAACCTGTGAGTGCGGAACTTGGTATTGCTGCGCGATATACACTTGCTTCCGACCACGTACCCTCATAACGGCCCACTGATCGTTGCGCACCTGCTTTTCAGTGGCCGCTGGCTCATCCATGCACCATTCATTGCAGTAGACCTTGCTGCGCAGCGCGCCAGCACCGGACGTGACTGCAAGGGTCCGGCGGCAACCGGCGCAGCGGACGTGGTTGAGTTCGCTCACTTGGTCATTGCCTCAGTATTTGAGACGACTTTCAGAGCGTCCATAACTCCAAAAACTGCCTCCTCTGTCAGTGGGATCCAGTAGCCTCGACCGTAGTCGCCCTCGTCGCCTAGCGACGGAATCCAGTCACGAAATTCGATGACTTTGACGTTGTCGATCTCCACGACGCGCACGCGAGTGATGAGATCCGCAGCCTTCTGGAACTCACCAACAACACGGTATTGATCTTCCATAACTCCCCGATCCTAACGAACTCTGGCTCCACCCCCGATGGGTGCAACTACAAAGTAACCCAGATGTGACACTTGTGCAACTCGGCATGCACCATATGCTACATTTATAGTCTGAACAATATCCGGACATTGTTCTTTTTACGCTCAAATTGCTTTTTGATTTACAAACTTTGGCGCGTAGGTCACACCAAGTGTGCCATGGTGTGCACGTTCACGTTGCGTGCAGGGGGCACACTTTCAACGATCACGAAGAACTAGCGCACGGGGAATGAAGAGGCATGGGATACCTAAAGAGTGTAGAACTTGAAACAATTCCAAGTTTTCTATGGAAGCGTCGCCATCACAGACCGGTTAATTATTCGGTCCTTATTACATTCCAAGCGGCCGACCGAAGGGCCGGAGTCGAATGCACTTGTGGGCGAGGAATGTCGGCTACGGCTGGGGACTCCGGCGAAACCTACGCTCAGTTGGTTGCGCGTGCGTGGTTTCAAGGTTGTGGGTTTGAGTATGAACGCTCGGAAGCGCCGTATCAATACATTACGTAGCGCGACCTTGTAACTCGCTCACTATTGCTGTGAGCACCTGACTACCCGTGACCGCATCGACGAGCGAATTCGCATTGCCATCGCGGTTGAATGCAGTTAACGCACGTCCAGTTTCTGTGAGTGCTTGATCGGCCCACATGATCAGGTCATCGCGAGACAGCGCACGCACACGCTTGGTAATCCTTGCTGGGACCTCGACAGGTGTGCTTTTATTAAAGAAGTTCATCAGCGTCCACCCATCGTGCTCCGAGTGCGTGCGTCAGTGCGACATTCTCATCCACAAGTCCTGTCCACTTCCCTATGACCCATGCGTGTCGGGTGAGTGGAATGCGAAAGACGTAACTCGCGCCCTCGCGGTATGGCCATTCGATTTCTTGCGTAGTGCCGATTTCCATGAACGGAAACGCGCGAGTCGGGTAGGTCATATGGTGTGCGAAGAACTGTGATCCGATCTTGTGAACCTTTGGCACGTTTATGGCTTCTTTCGTTGTCTCGTTGGGTTCGTACGTGGTGGAAGTGTGCGATCGAACTGCAACTGCGGGTGTCCTTGGGAAATAATCTGACCCGTGCGTGCAATGCGGTAGGCCTGCTCGCGTGCGTGCACAGGAGCACCGCCCATGTTCGCTGTACCGCGTGCATGACCATCAAGAACGCTTGCAATATATGCACCTTTTGAGTGTTCTGATTTGAATTGATCCCATGTGGGCGCATCGCAGTCGTAGTAGTTGTAGTACGTGCCATCACGAAATACGACAGTGATAACGGCACGTTTTGGATCAAACCCCGCCGCAACAGTACGTGGGCGTTCAGGATTTGTCGTGGATGTCGGCATCACACTTAGTGCGGCAGGCTGGCGACTCTTCCCGCTCGTAACAGCCGTACCGGGTCGAACATACGTCTGACCGCCGACCGTGACGGAAGCCCCTGCAAGGTTTGCGTATTCGTAGCCGGTCTGTGAGTTTTCCCAGTAGTCATCCCAGAGTCCATGTGACCCCGAGGCGCTGCCGAGTACTTGCTTAGCGAACTTGAAGTCTGCAGCGTTTGCTGCGACGGGAAGCCCCGCAATTGGTGACACGACTTGACTACGATCCATCATCGAAGCGGCGGCGATTGCCTGCTCTGCAGTCAAGCCGTAGGAGTTGCCTCGCCCGGCTGCCGTGCGTCGGGCTACTGCGGGGTCGCGTCCTGCTTCTTGGTTGCGCATGATTGACACTTCTTGCGCCGATGGCAGGCTCACGATCGTTGAGCGTGAGTACTTGTCACGGTTAGTCGCCATCAACGGCCTCACAAGTGTGCATGTCGAGTTCGTCTTCGCGGACTACTGCCTGACAGGCACGACATTTGTACATCTGCACCTCTCGGTACCCATTTTGGGCGGTGGCTCCGTATGGGGGTTCTGGCGCACCCTCGTCGAAAGTGATGACGGGCTCTGCAAGAACTTCCGGGTTGAAGGGTCCCAATGAGTATCCGGCTTTACTCGGAATCGCGTGTCCTTGGTAGGCGGCCTTGCGAGTGATTCGCATATCTAGATCTCTGTGGTCTCCGCTGCGGCTTTGGCGGCACGCTTCTTTGCGGCAGGCTCATCCGTGACCTCAGGGTCTACTTCAACTGGTGTCGTCTCTGGTACCACTTCAGGAGTCACTTCGACTTCTGGGGCCAGTTGCTCCAGTGTGGCCGTCTTGAGTGCGTTGTACGCCGCAGTCGTCTTTACTAGTCCAGCCTTGATGAGTGGGCGGACGAAGTTAGGTACGCAGCCTTCACAATACTGCACCGGGGCCGTACCACTCACGTCGTAAATCCATAGAGCCGGTTTGTCGCAGTTGACACAAGTCATTGGTGTTCCTCCTATTGGTAATGCATGCTACGCATAAATGGCTGGTACTAAACGACTAACTAGATCTCATTGCCTTCGCGACGAGCACCAATTCTTGCGCGTCCATCGGCTGCCTTGTCTTGGTACCTGCTGACCACATCGGGTGCATGCGCGGTCGCTAAATCCACACTTGTGTTCGTGTTGTTTCCGCGAGAATCCAATGTTGGAATCGTCAAGCGTTGCAAGATTTGGTAGTAACGCGGCGTCGAAATATCGAGGTCACTGCGCAAACGTTCATTAAGGACGCCGGGGTGGCTAGGAGCCGTTTTTGCGAAGTCAAGTACCTTCTTATCGGTCTCACTTAGTGCATCGACGGGCTGGCCACTAACGAACTCTGCACTACGCTCCACCGCGCACACCCTTCGCGTTGATCTTTAACTTCTTGCAGAGTGCTGCAACGTCATCTTTGGTTGCACCGGGCTTAATTTCCCAATGCATATAATCTTGAACGCTTTTCCAGTCTCCACCCCATTGGATGCAGGATGCGTAGCGCTTTTTGATGATAAGAACGGCTGCCTTGGTCTTAGCAGTTGCAAAGAACTTCTTGCCCCAGCCGGAGTTCTGTGCACCTTCCTCCGAGTAATTCAAGTCGATGGCGGTTCCGTTGCTGTGGTTGGATTTTCTGCCCGCAGCGGCCCGCGCGTCGCGGTCTGCGAACGATGCGTCGTCAACCGTTCCGATATCAATAGGGCGAACAAACTTGTGGTAATCCGCAGCAACTGCGACAAGCAGCGTCGCGCAATCGGCATTAACATTGAGGCTACGCGTGGTGCCCGGCACTGCCATGCGCACAATCTTTTTTGCTGGGTACGCCCAGCCGTTAAGTGAGGTAGTCATGCATCAATGCTCTGGCAGAACTACTGAGTAGTCAGGCTAAACCTTCAGGGATGCCCTCAAGACCCATCCGTGCTTTTGATGCGCGTCAATGCGTTCGGCGATGTAGTTCGCAATCCCCTGCTCGTCTTCAGTTGTGGCGACCTTGAAGCACTTTTTAAGCCGCACTAGGTACTCTGCATTGCCAGAAAGTAGATCCCGAGCCATCGAGAGGGCGTCGGTGGAATCAGTTCTGCTATCACTTAATGTTGCGAGTTCGGCAAACCGCTCAAGGCGGTATGGCGCGTAGTCACCGAGTTTTCGAATGTTTTCCGCGATCGCATCAATCGACCCGTACACATCGGCGTAGATCTCCGCAAACAACCCGTGGTACTCACGAAAATCGGCACCTTCAACGTTCCAATGGTGGCCGTGCGCGCGCGTGTACAGCACCACGGTGTCTGCGAGTAGGGTCTTGAGTTCGTTTGCAAGGGCCATTAGTTGCTACTTTCACCGCTCACTCCGCGACCCGGAGATGCGTAGCCAGTTCTGGATGGGGTGGATGAACGGGGGGACGTTTTATCGTCAGGACGCGCACGTAAATTGAACCGCGCATCGCCCGCCTTGCCTTGGTTCTGGTGCGGGGTATGAAACTCTCGGCGGCTGCGACTCACAGCGCAAGGCTGCTTGTTGGAGGCTGCGGACGAGAAACGCTGTAGTTACCTGCAGTGACCGATCCCGGCTGGAAGGCTGGGTTCGTGCCCGCTGATTTAGCAAACTTACGGTTCTTAGAATTCTGGGACGCTTCATGCGATTGTTGCGAGGCCTGCATCCCGGCTTGATGTGCTTGAGACGATGCCTGACTCGCGGCGGACGCGGAATGCTCGTTGGCTTGTACGTGATTCTGCTGCCCGAACTGAGCAGTCTGGAACATCGAATCTCGCGTGAACTGTTGACGCGCTGCGCCGGTATTGAATCGGTTCTGTTGTGCCGCTAAGTCCATATTGTTGTTGTGCGCCATGATTCCCTGAGTCATCCCAGTTGTGGCATGGAAGATTGACTGCTCCATGTTTTGCTGGTGCGTTGCGGCATCGCGTTGCATATTCAGCGAATGCTGGGAGTTCATTAACATCTGTGAGTCGCGGGCGCTAGTCGTACGAGTCTGTGCGCCCTTAACTAGTCCCTGCAGCGGGCCAAGAAGGGGCATCTCTTCGTTGTTGTAACTACCGTCAAATGCGCCACTCATGTGTTTTCCTTTGCTCGCTACTACATCCATGATCGAGAAGGATCATTGTGGTGTCCGGCTAAACGCCACTTAGGCTGCACATTCGGGGCAGACACTGCCCGCCGAACTCGTTGCACCGACCTGATCCATCGGCACATGGTTATAACACCCCTGACAGATGTAGTGAGTGCCCGCGTGGTGTTGACGTTCCTTGTGGTTGCTCAAAATAACCTTCCTTGCTCAGGATGCACGTCATCGAATTGGTGTGACGTCGCGGGTTGACTCGGTGTCCGCCGCAGTGCTTCACGAATACGATCGAAACCTGCCTGCACTTTATGACCGGGTACCTTGAGATCGTTGTCGACGGGATCGCCGCGATTACTCATGAGTCCTTTTGCGGACTGGAAGTCTTCGCCGTTATCGGGGTGGCGGTAGTCTCCCGACTTACGGGGATTACTAATGAGGCCTTTGGCTACCGCTTTGTCTACCAGAGCATCGCTGTACCGAGACAGATCATCGCTAGATTCAAGATGACCACCATGAGTGCGCTGGACATGATTGGCGAGTTGTCCTAGAACCCCCATCGCTTCATGCGTTGATTCCTTGGTCGCGAAAAGTGTGGTCACGGGGTTGTACTGCGGTTCAGTGTGAAAGAGTTTGCCCTGCGTTCGCCCCAAGCCATCGGCAGGATGGCTTCCGTTGTCGTAGACCTCTTCTGGTCTCAAGTCGGTGAAGTGTGTTTCCGGGTGGTGCTTATATTCAGCATGGACACCTTTAGTGGGATCCTCCGGGTTCCGGTATTCAAAGACATGATTCACCGACGACCTGTATGAGGCCCGCTCGTCCCTCTGCGTGTAGCCCTCGAACTGTGGCGAGGTAGAAGTCATGTCTCCTATGGTCGCAACTAGAAAGACACACGTACCGGCTTACTTATGCGGCTTCCGGCTCGTCATCGCCCGTCGTAATCAGCGTCAACTCGAACTCATCCAAGTTCTCGGGGATTGTTAGATCTTTCATTTTGCCCATGGCTATGCACCTGTCGTTTCATTAGTTGGAGTTGTCTCGGCTGCGCGCATGTCACTGAGGTGATTGATGAGCGCTGATAGAAGACGGCCGTGCACTGTCATGCTGAGTTCGAAATCCTTAACCCCGGTTTCGGCGACTTTCATTGCTCCCGGCCCTGTACCCCAGTACTCGAATGCGTTGTCGCCTTGGCCTGCAGCGGAGGCTTCTTCGAATGCTGAAGCGACCGTTGCGAGCATCATCGCTACTTGCTGATCATCGCTCAGTTCGAACCACGGCATCTGGTAAGTCTCTTCGGCTGTTTTACGTGCCATCCTGCGTATGTTGGCTAAGAGTGGCTTCGTCGTTTCAATGAACTGAGCCATATCGGTGTTGCTGATCATGGTTGCTCCGAAAGGTAGTTGTAACCTTGTATGCACTTGTATGTTACACCTTTCGCGCCCAAAAAGAGAAGAGCGGCCCCGTAGGACCGCCCAAATCTTGTGAAAGTGGAGTTTTTTAGAGATCGCCACGCGTGTTGGGAATGTAGCCGGGGTATCCGTTCCAGTGACCGGTTGCGATTTCATGGCTGTCCTGTGCGGAATTCAGAGGATTCGCACCGCGCTCGTCGTCTGGCTGCATTGGGAGGTTGCCCCAAACAAAGTCAACGAAGATGTCACCGCTTGAATCAAGCGCATCCACAGCGCTGAAAATGAGATCGGTGTTGTGCGTGATCTCCTCGTCATCGAGGTTGCAGACGTTGTAGCCCCATGTGTCAGCGAGATAGTCGCCTTCCAACAGGATCCCGTCGTATTTGAGCGTCATGACGTTACCTGTGAAATAGGCCTCGTCGATAGTGATACCCGCGACTGACGGTGGGGCCCAAGTAGGGCCCGCAGTAACGCTGTAGATCTGAACCGTTGTCGGAAGGATTTCGGCCATCGATAAGTCAGGCTTCCCGGTCTCACTCACAAGTTTCACTGGTGCTGAAAACGTGTAGGTAATGGTGCGATTTTCTTGATCGTGTACTGCTACTGCTGTTGGTGCGGCCATGATGATTCCTGTCTATAGATTAGGTAATTCCCTGACGTCTCAGAGAAAGTAAGTGTGTTTTTTATTAGGCGGGTGGTGTGTACCCCGGCAGACTCAGTTCATACGCAAGTTTTGCGCGGACTTCAGGGAGCGTGTTGCAGTCAGCGCACCGCCGCTGGGCATCCGCAATACCGGCTTCGTCTACTTCTTTGCGTTCGCCGCAGCGGCATTTGATTTCAAAAGTCTTCGCCATTGTTAGTCCCACCACTCGTATGAGTTTTTTGTTGGATCAGTGGTTTGAATAACCACAAAGGACAGCCACCACGGCAGCGTTAGGCCCGCCTGCGCTGGATCAGAGGAACTGAAGTAATCGCCGCCATCTGCGTAGTACGAGGTAATACCGATCCAACAGTTCGGGAACGTTGAGGTAAGAAATACCTTCCCCTCACATTCACTGGCCAGCCATGGAGATCCATCCCAGTGGGTGCCGATCTCGTCATCGGGTGCGTAGTAACGGTAGAAAACCACACCGCTATCAGTGAGCCAGTTACCGGTAGCGTAAGGATTCTCGGCGTCGGTCTTTGCATCTTGGAGAAAGTTCTCTGCTACACCGATTGCACGGAGATCTTGCAGAGCGGCAGCGAGAGTCTTACCGGAGATATTTGGAAATTCTGCGCCCGGAATTCCGTTGACCCAGAAGTCAACAAAAAGCGTATTGCCAACATTTGGCGTGTAGTCGGGATACGCGTTCCACCAGCGCAGAGCATTGGCTTGGCTGTCTGAGGCATCGAGGTTGTGCGATGGGTGTAGAAAGTCTGCAGGGTAGTAGCCAAGGTTGTCCCACTCAACAGCAGTTGCATGACCATTAAGGAAGTACTCGGCCTCGCCGTTGCCGGGGTTCACTACACCCGATCGTTCCCAGTTCGGCTGTGGTGGCATCCCACCCCACACAAAATCGACCTGTGCATTACCGCCAGAATCCCAACCCATATGCGACCTCCATCGTGGTGATGGATTTAATGATCGGGGCAAGACGCAGCGATGTCAGTGTGAAAAAGTTCCGGCTGCTACAGGGAATCGTCTAACCGAACTGCGCGGGTGAAGATTCACCTGATGCCACACCGAAGCGTGCCGCCTTCAGGCATTCCGCGTATGTTTCGTGATCCTGTGTTTTGCAACCGGATCTACAGTTACTCAAAGCACGTCCTTGCCAAAGATATGGCGAGGATGGATGTCGCTCGGCCAGTAGTCGGATCCGTCGCCAGACTTCCATGGAGACATTGGTACTGCGATCGTTTGCGGATTGCCACCCTTATCACGCAGATTGTCGACGCGTGCGTCTGTGATGCGAGAGCGAACAACTCTGGTGGGAACGTGCGATATCCCGAGTTCTCTCGCAGCCTCGACGCGGTGGTTACCTTCGCCAAGGACGGCCCTCTTGCTATCTGGATCGATCTCCACCATAACGGGATCGGTAAAGCCTTGACCCGATTGAAGTGCGGCTTTGTGCCGTTCAATCCCCGCGCGTTCGACTTGGTTGCCATGCATACCTGACAGCGTCTCTGTGCGGACGTAGCCCACTACTGAGTGGTCCTCGCCTTCACCGCCCAGTCCCCCATCCTTATAGAAATTCATATTTGGATGTAGGGCCTTTGGGTCGTGAAACTGTTTACCGCGCTCCATCACTCTTCACTCTCATCGGCACAATATGAACACAGTAGAGCCCACCCCCGGTACGGCTGTGGGTCTGGCCTCCCGCAGCGTTGGCAGGTGATACGGATGTCACTCATTCGGCTCCTCTGATCTATTCCGAATCTTCGCTCAAGACTCCGCGCGTGTACCCCTCAAGTGATACGTATTCCACATGGATGAGCAGGTAGTACCAATGCGCCGGACCTCCACTGGATTCAGTCCTCGTAGTGAGTACGAGAACTTCTGCATCAGGAAGCGCACGGAACAAGATGCGGAGAGCAGTAACGGTCGCCCTTTGGTGGTCTGCTTCTGATTGGACTTTTTCGTAGTGCGTGTAGGTGCGGCGCATGGAATCCAAGTAACGGGCAGGCTTGCCGGCGTCGAGTACGAGAGTCGTCATTGTGGGGCTCCTTGTGAAATAGTTTTTACGCCGAAAATGTTTCCAAGTGCTTTGGTAGACAAATAGGACATCGAGGGCTATTTACCATCGGTTTCGTGATAGCACCCACAAATGGCGAAGCCGATCAGCGCCCCGAGCAGGATGTAGAGCAGCGCGCTCATCAGGGTGTCTTAGCGGAATGCAGTAGGAGTGACGGACGCCCACCTGTGTAACACCCGGTACGCCGGTCATGAAGGGGCAGTGGGGGCAGGATGAGGTCCATCTGACGCCAAGGCACGTACACGCACGCTTCAAGGTCACATGCCGGCCTACGACCGTTCAGTCGAGGACGGGGAATATGCGTAGGGATCTCGCCTGCGCGGATCTGATCGTCGATGGACTCAACATTGAGGCCCGCGATTGCGCCGTAGCCGGACTGGAATCCGAAGTACAGCGTCGCCGTTGTGGCACCTGTACTGATGCGCGCCGCTGCGAGTTCTTCGACCTTGCGCACTTTGAGTAGGAGACCCTCGGGGTAGGTCGTCTTCATCAATCCAAACGGAAGTTTGCGCGTCTTGACTTCCGCGATGTCGTCGATGTCGTCGGC